AGGTCACGCGCACGAGATTTTCCGTCCGCTTTTCCTGCACGCGGAAGCCGATCACCTTCAGTTTCGGCAGCAGCTCCGACAGCACGTTCCGCCGTAGCGAGGCGATGGTCTTTCCGCAGATGCCGAAGCGCGTCCCGCGGAACGTGCTGCACGCCCAGACGAAGAAGCTCAGCCCCATGCACAGCGTCTTTCCGGAGCGGATCGCACCATCGGCAATGATGCCGTCATGCTCACGCGCAGGACTTCCCGCGCACCACCAGGTCAGCACCTTGAGCTGCCGCGCGCTGAACCGTTCAAACCGGAAGGTCGCCCTCTTCATCGCGCCACACCTCTTTCGCGGACTGTTTCAACGCTGCCAGGAAGCCATCGTCCTCCGTTTCTTCCCCCTCGCCCTGCTTCCTGCGTTCCATCTCAAGCCGCGCAAGGTCAAACTCCCTGCGGTGCCGGTCCATCGGGTTCAGCTCAAAATAGCGTTCCAGAAACGCGAGCGACTTTTGCCGGTCGGCAAGCTCAACGCTCGCGCCGCTTTTCCCCTGCTGCACCTTGGCGATCAGCCGACCGTCCACCTCCGCAGATTCGCGGAACCGCACGTCGTTGACCTCCTGCATAAGCGTCTGTTTCTCGCCCGTGACCGGGTCTGTGATCTGCACCGGCCCGTACATGGACATGACCGGGATCTCAACCCGGCCAAACTCCACAAAATCCGTGATGTCCGCAAACGCGATGCGCATGTGCAGCAGCACCACATCCTCTGCATCCGCCATCATAGCAAGGTTGCGCGCTTCCTTGAGGCGTTTGATCTCCTCCGCAATCTTTGGATTTCTAATGGCTTTCCACCCTTCGCTCATTGCGGTCTCATAACTGCACCCGTAAACCTTCTGATACGCTCGCGTTGCATTGAACGATTTCACATAATGCAAGCAAAAAGCCCGCTGCTTATCGTTGAGTTCCGCATTCTCCTCAACCATTGCCACGAGCTTCCTGTCCAGTTTTCTTGTTTCGGTACGCTCCTTTTTCGCGTTTCGGAATGTTCCCTTTTCACCGCGTTCCCATTTATCCTCGCATTTCCATTTGCGCACACGAGCCTCCGGAACGCCCAGTTCCTCCGCGATCGATTTGAGCGGGTAGCTCTTGTCCGCTTCCCACAGTTCCCGCGCACGGTCCCGCAGCGGGTTCCTTTTCCTCGGCATCCTTTGGCCTCACCTCCTTATACGGGCAAATAACCCGTATGCACATCGGGCCGCTCCTGTATTCGCATTGCTTACGCGGGCATGGTATCTTCACAGCGCATTTCCCCCGTTTTCTCACATCGTAAAAGCGCCCCGAAAGGCGCTGAATTCCTGAACTTTTTCTGTTTTTCCTATTGACATACGTATTAATACGTATTATAATAGAATCATACTCAGGAGGTGCACATGAACAAACGGGAACTGGTAAAGCTGCTCAAGCAAAACGGCTGGGAGATTACTCCCGGAAGCCGCCATGACTTGGCCACAAACCCAAACCGGCCCGGTGTGAAGATTCCGATTCCACGACACACCGAACCGAACAAGTACACCATCGAGGGTATTCTGAAAGCAGCGGGGCTTAAATAGCCCCTCTGCTTGGGTATAATCTAAAACCGAAAGGAGCCTGTTGCATGAAGTACGTATATACCGCTATCTTCATCCCCGTCGAGGACGGATATTCCGCTTGCATTCCCGATCTCCCCGGCTGTATTACCGGCGGAAAGGACGTGGCCGACGCGATCGCCATGATTGAGGACGCCGGTGCCATGTGGCTTTGGGACGCTGAGAACAAAGCAGAAACCATCCCTGCGCCTACGGCGATCGAGAAAGTTGACGTTGAGCCGGGGCAAATCAAAACCCTGGTGCTGCTGGATACTGACGCGTATCGCCGCATCAACGACAACCGCGCGGTGAAGAAGACCCTCACCATCCCCAGCTGGTTAAACGCCGAGGCGGAGCGCGCCGGCGTGAATTTCTCCCAAATTCTGCAGGATGGACTGAAAGCACGGTTGGGAATCCAATAATTGCAACGCAGTGGGAGCGCCCCGTGGAATGGAGGCGCTCCCTTTGGTTTATGCTTCTTCACGGTACCATTTTATCACATGGGAAGCGGACATTGGAGGACATCCTTGTGAGCGCTGCATTTTTTATTCGCCTGCAATGCCGTTCGCTATACGGCAACAGCTCCGCCACCTCTTTCCACGTCCGCACCCCGTCCACATAGTAAAGCCGCATGACCCGGCGCTGCTGCTCCGGCAGCGCGTCCAGCCAGCGTTCCGCAGCCTCGCACGCCTGTGTGAGTTCGAGCGTCTTCTCAGCGGCGCGGCGCTCATTGTCCACCAGTTCCGCGATGATCCCCGCCATCTGGTCATGTTCATGTGTGCCGGCCGGCATGCCGGTGAGGATCGACGTCAACCGTTCCGCCCGGGCGCGCAGCACCTCGGCCTTTTCATCCAGCCGCCGTATCTCCTCGCGCATGGTGCGCAGGCGGCGAAGCTCGTTAAGGGTCAAGTTGCATCTATCTCCTTTCAACCACGGTTACCATATGTGGGCATCTTATGCTAACCTCAATATGCGGGCAGTTGCGCAGCTCCCAAAAACCATTTTCTCCATTCAGTATTGTTGTACTCAATATGGCTTTAACGCCGTTTTCGTATATTCCCTTATAAGCGCAAACCTTTTCGCATACACAGCAGTTACACTTTGTGGATGTATTCATCGCTCGTTGCCTCCTTTTTCTTCCTTCCCGATTTGCCCGGCGTGACATAAAATGACCTGTCCGCTTCATAGATCTTCAGCATCCTGCCATTCACGCGCACTCTCACAAGCGCACCTCCAATGATCAGTTCTCTGTATGCGTTCTGTGCTTTCACGATGGAACTTGTCTCAAGCATCACGCGCTCTACTCCAGCCGTGATGGATACAATCTCGTATTTCATGCTCATCCTATACCTCAATCTTCAACCTGTTGCGCGGCGACGACTGATTCCTTCACACAGCGTGCCCTTGCCTTCATGGTGAGGGCATGTCTTTGTTTTGGGCGGAACGCCACTCTGCCGGGAGATCGCTCTCGCTAACCTCCATAAAGCCGAGCGGCACGGACCATACTGCGTTGTATTGCGCTACTGCATCCGCCACACGAAGCGCGTCGCCGTCGATGCACGCCTGCATGACCTCTGCCGCCGCGTCTACCTGGTGCGCATTCTGTGATGTGTCGATCACCGCGATCGCATCCCGAAACACCGCATCGGTGAGCGCTTTCAGCCGCGCGCATACGGCCTCATACGTTTCCCGGTACCGCTCCTGCATGCGGGGCGGCAGCGCCTCCGCCTTGGCCTTGCGTCCTGCCCAGAAGCGGATATCATCGGCAATCATCCGCATGTGCTTTCCTCCTCGCTCAGCGCACGGAGCGCAATGTAGATTCCTGGCACATCCGCCCAGAACTTTTCCGCGATCTCGGACGCTACTTGCGCATCATCCCGCCAGAATCCTGCGTGCGTCATTTCGTCCTTCAGGAGCTTTTGCAGGTTGTCGGTATCCGGGCGCGTGGCGCGGTATGCGCCGTTGCGGTGCCTGCCATTGCGCGGGAAGCACCATTTCACAAGCAGCTGCACAGGCCCGCGCATGGGTTCCTGCGGCGCGTGCTTTCCAAGATGCGCCCGAAGCTTCATGCGAGCTGCCGCAAGCTCCGGCGGCTCGTAAAATACCGGCTTGCCATGAACCACCCGCACGCTCTTTTCCTGATGCGTCGCCGTGGGCGGTTCCATCGGCATAAAGAATTCGATCACGTCACTTCACCTCGCTAAAGTGCGATTTCATTTTGCAAAAAACATTTTTGTCACGGCATGTGTGTCACGTAGGGGGGAACGCGCCGTTTCACGCGTTCCCCTTCACGTACACACGTGACGACGCGTATGCGGCGGTTTTTTTACCCCGTAAGGGGTATAGTTCCCCGCCGCACGGCGGCGACCTTAAAATTCAGTTCCCCGCCGCACGGCGGCGACCTTAAAATTCAGTTCCCCGCCGCACTCTATTCGTCCGTTTTCGATGCGCGAACGACCTTTCCCGTGTTCTTGTCGACGGAAAATCCGTATCTTTTTATCCAATCCCGCACGGTGCGCGGCGCAACATTTTTACCGGTGCTCGAATACCATTCAACGAGGTCGTTCACCGTCGGCGGCTCGCCCATGTTGCAGCGTTCCACTGCATCGCAGAATTCCTGCTCCTTGCTCCGGCGCTCCTGCTGGGCGCCGCTCTGGCGCTTGCGCACACCCTTCTTCCACGGGGGCTCATCCGCGTTTGCCGTGAGATCCGCCAGCATGCCGCCCGCATCGACCGCATGCACCGGATAATCAAACCACAGGTCGACCGGCGGGAACTTCGGGAACTCGCGTAGCGTGCCCTCGATGCGCCATGCCGTGCGCGCCTCAGCGGCCCGTTTCGCCGCCTCTATGGCGCGGTTGAGGCGCATGCAGGTATCTTCCGGCAGAAGCTCCCGGCAGGCTCTCAGGGCGGCTTTTTCGATGCACAGATCGTCCTGTGAGACCTCATTCAGCAGGCCCGCTTCCCGCAGCGCGGCCTCACATACGGCGCATGCGGCGTTGTTCGCAGCCTGTGCGCGCACATCGTCGTCAATGTCGAGCTCGATCAGGTCGAGCAGCGCATCCGGGTCACGGGCGAACACGCCGGAGCCGGACGCCCGGTCCATGCTCTGTTTTTGCCCCTGCCGCCCCTTGCTGTGGTGGTGGCAGTAGATCACGGCGCAGCCCAGCTCCGTGCAGACGCGGTCAAACTGATTGCAGAAATGCGCCATCTGATCCGCGCTGTTCTCATCGCCGGTAATGACCTTGTAGATCGGGTCTATGATAATGGCGATATACTGCTTCTTTGCCGCCCGGCGGATAAGCTTTGGCGCAAGCTTGTCCATCGGGATCGACTTGCCGCGCAGGTTCCATATATCGATGTTGTTGAGGTATTTGGGCTGCCATCCGAGCGCCGTGTAAACGTCCCGGAAGCGGTGCAGGCAGCTTGCGCGGTCAAGCTCGAGGTTCACATACAAAACCTTACCCCGCGCGCAGACCCAGCCGAGCCACCGCCGCCCCTCCGCGATCGCGCAGCTGAGCTCGATGAGCGCATAGCTCTTCCCCGCCTTGCTCGGCCCGGCAAGAAGCATCTTGTGCCCCTGCCGCAGCACCCCTTCGATCAGCGGCGGAGAAAGCTCCGGCAGGTTATCCCAGGCATCGGCCATGCTCTCAGGTTCCGGCAGGTCGTCGTTTACGCTCTCGATCCATTCCTTCCACTCCGCATAGCTCGCCTTGCCGATGTTGGTATCCACAAGGAACTGCTTGC